TATTTATATGGCAAAAAGCAAACCAATTGGAGTTAGATTTGACTTATATAAGTTGGATATGATTCAAAAAGAGCAGAATTTGACATCGGCGCAATCTGTGTTGAATTATCTTATGGACAATTATGGTTCAAAAGAAATAAAAAGAGGAGCACCTTTTAAGAATATGCCTCCTTACGACACAGATGCCCAAAAATTAGAGGTTAGTTCCAAATTGGAACAAATACCTACTGAAACCCAAAAAACGCCGCCAAAGGGCTTAAAAGGGATAGATTTGACTATTTGGAAGTCAGAGAATTGGAAATAATTCGTATCTTAGTGGTATGAAAAAGACATTGACAATTTTATTGGTATTTGTATTGATAGTTTTTATTGCATATAAAGTTAACGAAAGCAATCAGTTTAAAGCTACTCACGAAAGAGCATTAGTAGTTGTTGAAGGTAAGTTTGCTTTTTGTGGAGCATCTGGTGCAGTTCCAACTGGCGATACTATAACCGTAGAAGGTAAAGAATTTTTAGAAGGAGTAGCAGCTTGTCCTGTAATGGATGGGTTTTCTATTGCAAATAATATATTGGTTCCTAATCCATCGGTAACACCTGATAGCACAGACAAAACTGTGTGGTCTTATTTTTGGTATTATGATTCAGTTCCGCAAGCTCCTACTTGGGAGAAGCTACCTACGGTTAATCGTACATTTACAATTACCAATTCACCAGATAGTAGCATGAGCAATATGTGGTGTATGCCTTGTAAAATATTACCTAAAAAAGTTAATGGTGTAACAATAGCAAATTGCTATGGTCCACTTAATGAATTAGCATTTCCAATGCGTAGAGCTATAAGAGCAGTGCCGGGCGAAACAGCAGTAACACAAGCTCCCGTTGGTGCAACATATTCAGTAGGAACAATAATACCAAAGCAATAGTTATGTTAAAGTCAATGAAAAAAACTTTTTCTGCTGGTGGAGAAAAGCATATAGTTTATAAAAAAACTAAAAATATTGGCGAAGGGGAGGTTGGAGATATAATTGTAAATCATCCTACAAAAGACAAAGGGAAGTGGGATACTATAGATTTGACTAAAATAGCAAAAGCTAAAACAATTGCGCAAGGTATTGCTGCAACTAAAAAATGGCATAAAGAAAATCCATATGAAAAGTAAATTAAAAATGATGAAAAGAGCTGATGGCTCTTATTCTCCTCGTGGTCTTTGGGACAACATTCGTGCGGCTGCTGGTTCAGGTAAAAAACCTACGGCTGAAATGTTAAAACAAGAAAAGAAGATTAAAGCACAAGAAAAAAAATAGTTATGTCATCAGAAGCTTGGCAAAGAAAAGAAGGTAAAAATCCTGAAGGTGGTCTAAATCAAAAAGGTCGTGATTCATACAATCATGCTCATGGCGGTCATTTAAAAGCTCCTGTTAAGGGTGGTGTCAATCCTCGCAGAGTTTCTTTTGCAGCTAGATTTGCAGGTATGATGGGGGCTATGAAAAAACCTAATGGGGAACCAACAAGGAAAGCATTAGCATTAAAAGCTTGGGGTTTTGGTAGCGTTGAAGCTGCTAGAAAATTTGCAAATGCACATAAAAAATCGTAATTTAGCATAAATTTAATATTATGGCATCTGTAGATAATAATTTTTCAGACTTTGTTGGGTATTTAAAAAGCTCGTTTGACCAATCTGTAGTTTGGCATCATCAAACAGACTCTTATCCAGTTCATAAAGCTTTAAATAAATTCTATGATGGTATATTAGAATTAATAGATGGGTTAGTAGAAAGTGTTAGTGGGGTTCATGGACGCCCAAAAGATTATGAAATTGATGAACCAGTTAATTATAAAAATCCAGAACAAGTAATTAGTTATTTTAAGTCTTGTTATGATATGATTCAAAAAGATAGAAAAGATATTTATGAAGAAACTTGGATTCAAAATCAAGTAGATGAAATTGCAACTTTGTTTGCAGAAACTTTATATTTGCTTAGTTTAAAATAGTTACTAGTCTAGGATTCGAACCTAGAATGACAGAATCAAAATCTGTAGTGTTACCATTACACCAACTAGCATGGGGGGTTATCTATCTTTAGGAGCATTTTTCATTTCGTATATTATCCAAATCCATACTATTAATGTTGCTTTCATCTAATTTTTAACTTCTTTTTGTTGATTTAAAATTGCTTTCCCTGTGTCTGATAATGGTCTAGCATATACCCTTAATTTCTTTCCTGTAGTTGGGCAGACAAATGTTACACCAGCATCTAAATAAGCTTTGATTACTAATTCCATTACACCATGTGAATCTTCGCTTGCGCCAATTACATGGGGTTCATCATAATCAAATTGCATACAGAAATCACATCCGTCTAAAGGTTGTGCATCTTGCGGAAGGTTTAGTTTTTTTTCTTTTTTAGCTTTTGCCATTGTTAAAGTTTTTATGGGTGTTTTCAATATCTTGTAAATGCTCTCTTGCCTTTTCTACTTTTTGCTCAATGCGTAAAATGTCATCTTCATTTCTACTAACGTCAAACATAAGTATTCTTTCTTCCATAACTATATCATCAAACTTCATGTTTAATTCAAGCTTCATTGCTTCTCTCACAAATTCTGGACTTTCTTCTGATATTACATCTAGCTTTTTAAGTAAATAATACTTCTCTTGTTGGATAATATTATCCGGAGTATTTACAAGGCAATAAGCAATGGTAGCTTTCGTTTTACCAGTAAGCCACATATAAGACATCATCTGCCAATAGTATAAATTATCAAGCTTGTCTGGGATATTACCTAAGAATGTCCAAAGGTCATAGCTAGATTTAATATCAATAATTCCATCATCAATAATATCTGGTAATCCTGTTATGTATTTATTTGAGAATCTTTCCGTATTTTTAGCAAAAGGTTTCTTTAAGTACATAGACAATAAATCAATCGATTCTTGTTCTACTTCAATACCTTTTTTCATTTGCTTTGTTTGAATATCTCTTCTCCTATTATACTTCTCAGAAATATATACATCTAGCAAATGTTTTTGTGCTGTCTTGGAAAGCACACCAGCTTCTTTATCAGCTTTTGTTACTGGCTCGGTCATTAAATACCCTACAGAACTTGCTCTAATCAGCGTTTCATTAAAATTTATCATATTTAAAATAGTTTTCCTTGTTGTTCAAAATAATCAGAGCTTAAATTAAAGTTTTTTCTCATTGCATTATAAGTTTCAAACCATGCTTTAGCTTGTGATTTAGCCATGCGTTCAATTCTTTCACAATATTCTATAGCATCTTGTTTGTCTTTCATTATCCAATATCCTTTAGCATCAGATAAAATCATATAGCCTCCTTTAATTCTTAAATCTCTAATTATTTGCCTTATTTTTCTTAGTGTTGATTCATTTCTATCTACCTCGTGAATTGGATGACTTCCTAACCACCTTTCTGAATCAGCAATTTCTTGTTGTGTTATCCTGTGATTAACACTTGAGATTAAATTTAAAACACATTGCTCATCATTGGTAAGTTGCATAATTATAAAGATTTATGTTTAGCGTTATAAGATTCCAATACTTCTGGATTATTTTTAGCCATTAATTCCCAAGCTCTTAACTCCTCTTTAGTCTTGCAAGCATTTATAAACTCTATTGTTTTTTCAGCTAAAGATTTTTTAGATTGGGTAGGAATAATTTCATCAGGTATCTCTTGATAAAATTCATTTAAATCTTTTAATTTAATTACATTTTGCTTGTGATATTCTTCCACAAGGTTTCTTGCATAGTCAAGGGCTTTAGTAGCAGACTCTCCCTCGTTAAGAGCAAATTCAACGCCAATTTTTTCAGAAGAATAGTTTCCTAAGTTAAATGTCCTAGTGTAGTTAATAGTTTGTATATGCATAATATTGGTTTATTTTATTCTGGTTACAGTGGTAGTGTTGTCAGTAGCTTTAATCTTAAATAATTTATCTTTGTGGGCTTCTTTTTTCTTCAAATTAGAAACCATTACCATTACTGATGTATATGGATTGTCTAACCTAAGATGCTCGCCTAGAGTCAAATCAGCTACCTTACTGGAAACTGAATCGGGGGAAATGTTTCTTGCCATGTTATTTGTTTTGGCACAAAATTAATTTAATTAATTTAATTTAAAAAATTTAATTTAATTTATTATATTTGCATTTCATACGCATAGAAGGTTTAAC